TGCAGATATGTATTCCGAGGAGGACTTGAAAGAAGGTAAGATAGTATTCAACGTTTATCATCCTGGTGAAATTTATATTGCGGAAGACAAGTATGGCAAAGTCGATACTGTTTACCGGAAGTGCAAGATAGAAATTAATAAAGCTATTGATATGTTTGGCAAGGCAAAGTTTACCGAAACGATGTTAAAAGCTGCTGATGACAATCCTTACCAGAAATACGAGTTTGTACAGGCTACTTATCCTAACGATCAATTTGATATTACCAAAGTAGAGTCTAAGTATAAAAGAATTGCTTCTACATGGGTCATGATTGATGCTGATAACAAAGATCATTCAAAGATAATGAAAGAGAAAGGCTATGATATTAATCCTCATCATGTCTGGCGATATAAGAAAGGCATAACACCATATGGTCAAGGGCCTGCTGAAGATGCTCTTATCGAAGTTATGGGAGCCAACATTATTTCCAAAGATTTACTTGGTGTTGCGAATTTGGCAGCTAAACCTGCTTACAATGTTCCATCCGAGTTAGAGGGCGAAGTAGATATTAGGCCAGATGGCATGAATTATTATAGTGAGAAAGGCAAAATTATAACTCCCGTACATACTGGCCAGAATTTTCCTATTGGCTATGAGGAAAGGCAAAGAATACAGGAGATGGTCGAAAAACACTTTAAAGTACAGTTCTTTATCTTGTTAGCCAGCCAGGAGGGGGCTGCTAAAACTGCTACAGAGATTATCGAGCTTCAAGGTGAAAAAGCGGCTGTGCTTGCAAGACCGATTACAAGGCTGTTTACCGAATGCCTGAATCCTATCATTGATCGAGTGTGGGACATTGAATCGAAGGCAGGAAGAATACCTGAAATGCCTCCGATATTAGAGGATTATATCGGGGAGAATTGGGACCCTGAGTTTGTGGGGCCATTAGCACAAGCACAAAAGAAATTATTTGAAGTGCAAAGTATTAATCATGGTCTTGAAGCACTTGGTGGTATGGCTCAATTGTTTCCAGATGTTTTAGATATTGTAGATGTAGATGAAACTGCCAGGGATATATTAAGAGCTCATAATTTTCCGCAGAAAGATATTAAGGATAGAGATGAGGTCAAGAAGATCAGGTATGCAAAAGCACAGGCTATTGCCCAGGAGAATGCCCAGGAAGACATGGCTCGAATGGCCGAGATGGCCGGAACAATGGCAAAGGCTGATAAGGCTTCCGGCGGAAAGATGAGTAAGGCTATTGAAGAAGGAATGCCCGCATGAACAAGAAAGAGAAAGCTTTAAGAATTGCATACAGGAATGTTTTCGGCACAGTGCAGGGACAGAAGGTTTTGGGTCATATGTTAGAGGAGCTTGGCTTTTTTGGTTTATCAATTACGGAAGAACAAAGAGCGACATCTAATTATGCAAGAAACCTTTTGAATAATTGCGGACTTTGGCCCTGGCCCGGGAGTGGAATAGGTAAGGAACAGATACCAAAAGCTTTATTTGCCAATATTCATTCAAAGGAAAAATAAATGCCCTGTATTCCATGTGGAGACAAATACAAATTAGGTGAAAAAGGCAAATGTATGTATTCAACGAAAGCAGCGTGTGAGAAAGCCTATAAAGGTTATTTGTTTAAAAAATATAATAAAGGAGGACGGAGAGATGGCAAAGCGAATAAGTAAAGTTGTTATCGTCAAATGTGGAGAATGTTCACATAAATATCAGGCTACGGTTATTCCTGGAAAATTGCAAAAGACTTTTTGCCCTAAGTGTTTTGCATCAAACGATGCTTTCAAAAAGGTGAACCTGAATACAGGAATTAAAGTGACGACTGCCCCTGCTATAGAAAGAGAGTTGGGTGAAATTTGGAAAGAAGGCAGAAAATGGTATGTCCAAAACCATGAAGGACCGTATCAGACAAAAACCAAAAAAGCGGCAGTTGAAATTCAAAAAGGATTAAAATAAATGGAGATTCCTAATGAAAACGAAAACTTAAATAAAGGAGATAAGCATATGGCAGAAGACAACCTGAACACAGATTCTGGGACGGGAGAACTTATCGTTAATGACACTGGCAATAATCAACCAACATGGATGGCACAATTACCAGATGACCTGAAAAATCATGAGGTTTTGACCAAGTTTGAAACAATTGGTGATCTTGGAAGGAACTTTATTGATCTTCGTGGGAAAACTGAAAATGCCATTCAGAAATTAGGGGAAAATGCCACGGATGAAGAAAAGGCTACCTTTTGGAACTCCATAGGGCGGCCTGAATCGCCGGAAGGTTATGAGTTTGAAAAAATTCAATTACCTGAAGGGGTTCCGTATGATGAAGAAGGTGAGTTAGCATTTAAGAAATTTGCTCATGAAATTGGCATGACCTCACAACAGGCAGCAGGACTTCATAAATGGTATGCCGATAGGCTTGTAGCGGCTCATACTGAGCTTGAAAAAGCAAGTAAAGCTATTGAGGAGAAGGCTATTGAAGACCATAAGAAAGAATGGGGTGCTGAATATGAGGCTAATAAAGTCTTGGCTCAAAGAGGTTATGAGAAACTTGGGGAACTTGCAGGGGTGAAGGAAGAGTTCATGCAGTTTATGACAGATTCAGAACTCCGGCATAACCCTTTGTTCCTGAAAGTGTTTTTAGCGCTTGGCAAGGCCATGAGCGAAGATAGTTCCGGCGATACTCACCTTGATACCACAACAACGGAGGTAAAAAAGGATATATTTGGAAATGTAGAAATGTCGTTTCCAAATACACCTGGTATGGAATAATCAAGGAGGTATAAAGGATGGCGACTAAAAATGCTTATGGAAGCTTAACCTGGGCTGAAGTTGCGAAAAGGCTTGCCCCTGATAGAGGTACTCTGGCTATTGCCGAGGTGCTTGAGGAGGAATGGCCGATTTTTACGCATCTACCCTGGGTAGAGGCTAATGATAATATGTCACATAGAGAGGCAAGGCGTTTGTCTTTGCCGACTCCAAGTTGGCGTAAGGTGAATAGCGGTGTTGCTGTTACGGCATCACGCACAACTCCTGTTATTGATACTATAGGGCTTTGTGAAGACTATAGCGAAATTGACGTGGAAATTATTAATGCTTTTAAAGACAGGAAACAGGCCCGGATTACCGAGGCTCGTGCCCATCTTGCCGGTATGCGCCAGGAAATGGATGCTACCTTGCTTTATGGAAGCACTAATACAACTCCTGAAGAGTTTAATGGCCTTGCAACAAGGATGTCATCTCTTGTTACAGCTGCAAATGTTCTTAATGCCGGTGGAAGTGGGAGTGATTTAACCTCGATCTATGTTGTTATGCCTGGTGTAGATAAAGTTTTCATGGTTTATCCACGAAATTCTGCCCTTGGGATTCAACATCAGGATCTGGGTGAGGTTACTGTCAGTGATGCTACTACTTCAAAGGCAAGCACGTCACAGTTTCAGGCGTATAGAGATCATTTTGTGGTTAAGGCCGGTCTTGTGGTCAAAGATGATCGTTGCATTGGCCGAATTGCAAATATCGAGACTACTGGCACGACCAATATCTTTGATGAAGATGATCTGATTACTCTTCTTCATAGGATGCCGAAGGGCTTAAAGCATATCTATGTGAATGATACCATTGCAATTCAGATGCACAAAGCAATGAAAGACAAAAACAATGTGTCATTCGAGCCAGGGAAGGGTGATGGCCTGTTTGGACAGGAAGTTGCACGATGTCTTGGCAATCCAATTTACAAGGCTGATGAAATTCTCATTACCGAGAGTGCAATCAGCTAAAATTAACCAGAAAGGAGGTATAACGACATGGCAATGATTGATGAATTATTGGAGATGTCTGATGCCCAAACTCCATCAAGTAAAAGTTCCGGTAATAAGAATATGTCTGAAGATGTAATTGATCTTGGGGCGGCTGGTACAGATGGTTGGGGCACGTCTCTTGCCAATAGGATTGGCGGAACTGGCCTGAAATGGCATTTACAGGTTAATACTGCCCTGGTAGGTTCAAGTGCGGCTGTTATATGTGAACTTAAAACCCATACCGCAACTTCTATGAAGTCTGCGGGAACTACGATAATAAGGCATACAATTCCTGCCGCAAGTGCGGCTGGCTACAGGCGTAGTTTTGGGTTGCCTTTACAGTTCTCGCCTAATCGGTATATCGCAACTCTTTATACTATCAGTGGAGCGGCCCTTACTTCAGGTAAGTTTGATTCCTGGCTTGCCCCTGATACGGGAGATATGCCTTTATCGTAAACAATTAACGGGCCGGAAAGGATAACTTTCTGAAACCTATAAAATAGGAGGTCTTATATGAAAGAACGATTAATTGACAGGAAGTTTCCAAAATTATTGGAGACCCTGCAAGCGACTGATTTAATTGATAGAATTGAATCCATTAGAAATAAAGAAGGGAGAAAGCAATATCATATTGATGCCACAACCGGTAAGATTACAACTATCTTGCCGGATGGCATGGATATAAATTCTCCCTGGATTCATGCTCATCAAGATCCGAACAGAAATTGTAGATTATATTTCTTGATCTTTGATTGTCTTGAGTTTATTCCAACTCCGTGTATGAATTGCTGGAAAGTTGTCGCTCGGCCACGTACAGTGAAAGAATTAATTGCGGTTGCTAAGGCACAAGAAATGCTTGGTTTTTATGGAAAAGCTGGTATTGAGGAAAGACCTTATATTCATGCTTTATATGGTGCCTACTGGTATACCAATTCCAGGGAAGAAGGCGAAAAAAGGTATGAACAGGTAAGAGATTTTCTTGCAAAAGAGGTCTCGCCTGATATAAAGGTTATTCTGAAAAGGCATTGTTCTGAAATGGAAGCCAAGCTTGGCCCAAGTACGGGTTATAAACAACCTATTCTGGCGAAATACTGGGAAAAACGGGTTGAGGAATTAGTTGATTTACCTGGAGACAAACTTCCCCAACCACAATATTTAAAAGACCATGTGATGCTTAATTGGTTACGCTTTGCTTATGTTAATGGTGATTCTACGTCTCTTGAGTTTAACGAAGGGAAACCATTTACATCACAGCCTGTTACGTACAGAAACAATTTAGAGGAGGAATAAATCATGGCAAGAAAAAAGAAATATATGTGTTTAACTGAATGTCAGATTTTCGTGGAAGTAGATGGGAAAGTAGGTCCTAAGAGATATAAATTTGGTGATCCTATTGAAGCGCATAAAAAACCTAATCATCATTTTATAGAAATAGATCCACAGGACTATGAAGCCTCACCAAGAGAAATAATGGAACGAATTTTAGATGATCTTGGGATTGGATATCAACATGACTGGACAGATGATACGTTACAGAGGATTTACCTCTCCTATTTGCATAGCGAGAAAAAGAAGAATGATTTAGAATCTTTGAAAAAAAGAGCAAAGGAGATTGGCGCAAAAGTTCATCACCTTTGGAAAGATCCTCAAAAGTTCAGAGAAGCGATTGAAGCAAGAGAAATTGAAATGAGCGCTTAATTAGAGGTCTGATATGGCAATCACAGCCGATGTAGATATATGCAATCTGGCATTGCATAAGGTAGGGGACAAGTCTATTACAGCCGCAGAACTTGCTGATCCTGGCAATGAGCCGGCAGCCTATCATTGTAAATCCTTGTTTGAACCAGAACGGGATATGATGCTTGCAGCTCATCCCTGGAATTTTGCTTTAAAGCGAGTCGAATATGATATTGATGACTTTAAGGACACTATTACGGGGACTACTGCTGCTGAACCAGTTGTTGTGACCGGCACGGATATTTCGATTGCTAACATTCTTGAGGGGTTGGGTGTTTACATCTGGGATACCGGCATAGAGGATCTTGACGGTGATATTTATGTGGCTACTAACGTAGTCGATGCTTCACAAACCCTTGAACTTTACAAGAGAGATAGAACTACAAAGGTTGATGGGAGTGCCTATGGTGTAGCAACTTCCGGTTATATCAGGCTTGCTCCATTGTTAAGCGAGTATGATTATATGTTTAAATTGCCAGATAATTGTTTAAGAGTTTTTAAGTTAATGCCTGCTAATTATAACTTTACGGTAGAACAGGGATATTTATTGACTGATGATGATGAACCTCATGTTAAATATATTGAGAAAGTCACGGATGTCAGTAAATACCCTGCGCCGTTTATAATGGCATTAGCAACCAAACTTGAAGCAGAGCTCTGGGCAGCTTTGGCCGGAAAACCAAACGAGAAATTAAAAACCCTGGAATATCTTAATTTGGTTGTAATACCGGAAGCAAAGCGATTGAATGCTATCGAAAAATTGGATAAAACTAAAGGTCGTAAATCTGATTTAAATGAGCTTACCGCATGGCAAAAAGAAGGGCATTAATCCTGTGTTTTATATTGCTTTTTGTGTCGAGTTATGCACTTGCGCAGGAAGATGCATATCTATTCTCAAATTTCACGGCAGGAGAGCTTACCCGAAAACTTGATTCACGGATGGACTTCAATAAGTTTTTCAATGGCGCAAGAACTCTTGAGAATATGATTGTCTATCCTCAAGGGGGTGCTTCTAAGCGACCTGGATTTAAGTTCATCCATGAAGCTAAATTCTCTGATAAAAAGTCCCGCCTGATTCCTTTCGTTTTTTCTGATACACAAGCTTATATTCTTGAATTCGGGGATAAATATATCCGGTTCTATATGGACGGTGGAATAATTGTAGAAGATGGGCCTGATCTTATTAGCACGGGAGGATTTGAAGGGGGAGTAACGGATTGGATAGCATTAAGCGGATCTTCTCACTATGCAAGTGGAGTAACTTATCAAGCAGGTTCATATAGTTGTTTGCTTACAGAAGTAGGTGGAACGGGAACCGGCTATCACCCGACATCTTGCTGTACCGACCCTGATGATGACCAGGATAATACGACTGGATGGACGCCAATCGATAGCACCATAACATCTGAAGCGGGGGGTGTTACCGGACAGCGGCTGAAAGTTGCAGCTACGGCGGTTAATGGACGCGTAAAGGGAGACGCATTAACTCTGACAGAAGGGAAATTTTATCGGTTAAAAGTCAGTGCGGGGGCAGATGTTGGAGACAATTATCGAGTCTGGTTGTATTCATTTGCCTATGGCGGTGCGTATTATGATTCTGGGTCTATAGCCGGTACTGGCGCAGGAAATTGGGATACGATAAATGTAGTTATCGAATGTCCCTCAACGCAAACAGATTGGCGTATAATTCTTTTAGCTGTTGCCAATGGTGACAACGCATATTTCGATAATGTCAGCTTGAACTTGCAAACCCCTACTGTCGGTTCCGGTATGTGGCAACATGTTGATAGCGGGATTACGGAATTTGAGCCTTATGAACTATCCTGGTATGCCCTTGAAGGATCTTCAGGTGTGACTTATACATATGCTGTATTGGACTATGTGAGTGGAACTACTTTAGTATCGGGTGTTACGGGTGCCGATTCATCCGGAGACTGGACTACAAAAAGAATTTGCAATTTTACCGCACCTGTTGATTGTACGGGTGTGACAGTCGAATTTATCTTAAGTGAAACGGGCGGAACTACATGTTATTTCGATACAGTAGTCTTAAAACATACGGAATATCCTTATGAAATATCTACATCTTTTGGGGAAGATGATTTAAGCCTTATCAAATACACTCAATCGGCGGACGTGCTTTATCTTGTGCATCCTGAATTTGCCCCACAAAAACTGATGAGATCAGGTCATGCTGACTGGACTTTGCAAGATATTAATTTTCTTCCTGGGCCAATAGACGAGCAAGGGCATCAACTTGGAGCCGATCTGATACTTGATCAAAAAACGATTAGCGGGGTTTCCGTGAGTGGTGTTTCTGCTCATGCCACATCTGCTGTTTTCAATACTGCTGATGAAGGAAGATCTATTACGTGCGGAACCGGAAGAGCTTTAATTTCAGGTGTGACGGATGCTTCTAATATCCAAATAACCATTGTTAATGAATTTAGCAGTGTAACGTGCTATCAAAATGAATGGACTGTTGAAGGAAGTCCGGTTTATAAAATCCGTTGTTATCCTGAAACTTATTACAAAAAGGGATCGGAAGTATATTTTGGCCCATATACAGGAAGTGTAAGAATCTGGCGACAGGAAGATGTTGGAAAATATGTTCTATTTGAAGATGGTTGTGTCAAGATAACTGATGTTACCGATTCGGACGGAGTAAGTTGTCTATACGCATGGGGTGAAATAATTGATGACCTGGATAAGGATAGACCAACAGGGCCAAGTGCGGGAACCTATGATTGGACACTTAATAATTTGGTTTGGACTATTGAAAATGGTTATCCTTCATGTGCTGAATTTTTTGAAGAAAGATTATTTTTTGCAGGATCAACGACCTATCCTCAAACCATTTGGGGAAGTCAAAGTGGGGATTTTGAGAATTTCACGCCTGGGCCGGACGACAGTGAAGCTGTGACATTCACGATTGCAGCAGACCAGATTAATGTTATCCGCTGGCTAAAGGCCATTGATAAACTTTTGATAGGTACGACAGGTAGCGAATGGTGGATGGCAGGTTCAGGAGATTGGGAACCTATAACTCCTTCTTCTGTAACTATCAGGAGAGAAACTACTTATGGTAGCCAGAATATCAATCCGATTGTGATTGACAATTCAGTTTTATTTGTCCAGAAACCAGGGAAAAAGATAAGACGATATGGCTATAACTATACTGAAGATGCTTATAGAGGACAAGACTTGTCTATCCTTGCAGAGCATCTGACTAACAATTATGCAATTACTGAACTGGCATATCAACAAAGTCCAAACCAGATATTATGGGCATTACGGGCAGATGGGGATTTACTTGGTCTGACTTATATGCCGGAACATGAGATTGCGGCATGGCATAGGCATAGTACAGAAGGTGATTTTGAGAGCATTGCGGTAATTCCTGGGAGTATCCAGGACGAACTTTGGGTAATTGTTGAACGATTTGTTGATGATGTTCAATACCGATTTGTTGAGCAATTACAGACTGATGAATGGGAGTATACATGGGGAGAAAAAAAGACAACCGGTGATGCGACTTATCCGATGGGGGCTGATTGTGTGCTTTTGCTTGAGAGTGACATCACGGATGGTTCTACTACCTTTGAGGATAGCAGTTCTTATAATCATACCTTTACCTCTCTTGCTGGAGTAGAACACTCTTCTGCTACTCAGTATTTTGGGAGTACAAGTGTCTATAATTCGGCTGCTTCAAACGAACCTCTATATGTTCCTGCCCATACTGCATTTAATATAGGAACAGGAGATTTTACTATTGATACTTGGATAAGTGAACTATACGGAGTAGGTGATTCCACAGATATAGTTGCCGGATGTGGAACTTCTGCCGGAAATGATTATGCTTGGTGTTTAACTGTTGACAATACCGGAAAACCAGTCTTTTATGCAAGCGTTGATGGCAACAGTAGTACAGGATATAAATACACTCTTACAAGTGATACTGCTATTGATAACCAATATGATTGGGACCATGTAGCTATTACGAGAGAAAGTGGAACTATACGAATGTTCTTAAACGGCACCCAAGTTGCCAGTGAAAGCGGGACTACGACTATTCACCATTCAACTACAAAAGGGATCTGTCTTTTTGACAGACATGGAGGTGGTGCGAGTAGTTCGGCTGGATATATTGATGAATTTAGATTTATCAATGGTACGGCCACTTGGACTTCCAATTTCATTCCCCCTACTCGTATGTATACTGATCCGATTTATGCCACCACAACCACAGAGATAATGACCGATTCAGAGGCGGGATTCTATCTGGATTGTGGTCTTACTTATGATGACAGCTATGATATTACAGCTATAAGTGGCACATCACCTATTGTCATTACATTAGAAGAAGCTCACGATATTGTAAGTGGTGATACGGTTTATATCAGAGGTGTTCAGGGTATGACAGAATTGAATGATGCCGATTGGTATGTGACAAGTGTAGGGGGAGTAACGGTTGCCATTAAGCAGGATGGTACTCTATTCGAAACCTATACTCAAGGCGGTGCAATACAGAAATTAACCAATAGTGTAACAGGCTTAGAGCATTTAGCAGGTGTAAGTGCATATATATTAGCTGATGGTAATTATATTGGTGATTATGAAGTTTCTTCAGGGGGGACGATTGTTTTTACTGATTATTACAAAATGATCCATGCAGGTTTAAATTATACAGCAATTCTTGAAACTGTAGATGTTCCAAAACAGTTTGGAAGAGCTAAGCGGTTGCCTAAGATACATCCTCGGTTTTTCAGGACTTCCTATGTTGAATTTGGGCCTGATACTGACCATCTTATTGCTATAGATTTTCCAAGCGGAGAAACACCTTACACTGGCGAAATGGAAAAAGGCCTGAACTTTCCTAAAGGATGGGGCGTAGAGCAAACGATTATGTTCGCAAACGATGAGCCTTTGCCTATGGCTATATCAGGGATTATAGTGGATTATGAATAACATAAAGAAAATCTTAATCTTATTAGGTGTTTTGTTTTTTGCAACAATCTGTTTTGCGGGAAGCGGATATCATAAACAGAGAGTTTTCAAAGTTTTTAAAGATGATCTTGTTCCGAAACAATTAGGACATTCTGGAAAATTCTTAACGACAAATGGAAGTGAAGCTTCCTGGAAAAAGATAGACGGTATATCGAGTTCTTTATGGTTGCCGTTTAATGTTTTAAAAGCTCCAGGAACAAAAGCGGCAACATTTAAGGATTGGGGAATTAGTGGTGTATGGGAGTTTTCGGATGGAACTGATGATACAATAGTTTTTAACATTCAAACCCCTTACGATATGGATATAAACGTTGCCCCTTCATTATTAATAGGATGGAGTACAAGCACAACGGTAACAACTGAAACAGCAGTCTGGCAATTAGAATATTTATGGACTTCAGAAGGAGAAGACACAACCGCAGCGGCACAGGAAACTTTAACTGTCAATTCCAATGCTATTGCTCAAGCAAACGGCATGATTCTTGCTGAAGTTACAGGCATTGATTTACCAAGCGCAACAGATATATGTATGCACTGTAGAGTAAAAAGATTAGGTGCTGATGCTGATGATGACCTCACAGACACGGCAGAACTCCACGGGGTT